GGTTTTTGCTGATAAGGCTGATACTTTAGTTGTTGCCATATTTACTCCGTAATAATGTAGTTAGGTGTAGCACTTGAGGATGTTTCTGTAATAATATAGTAGCCACCCTGTTCAATTTCTATTTCTTGAGCAGAGGATTCATCAACATCAAATTCTCTTTGCCATTGTCGTCTATTAGAAAGCATTGCTAGAGTCTTTGCCTTTCTCCAAGGTAGTCTCTTACCCATTATAAACCCTCTCTAAAATGTCTAACACCTGCTGCTTGTCTTTCCGATAAACTTCTAAGCTCTACTTTAAATTGCTCTACTAAAGGAGCAAAAGCTATTTGGTGAGCCGTGGAAGTATCTCTTTTAATATGCTTGCCGGTAGGAATCTGAGGTGCTTTAGTAGCTGTTCTCTTTCTTTCGTCTGTCTTGACACTAAACAATCCTCCCATCCTATCTTTATATTCTGTTGTCTCTGTTTTAATACCAGCTTCGTGAGACTTAGAAGATGGTTCTTTACCTGTATGTTCCTTAGGTTTGTTTTCCATAGATAAATCTTTAACAGGTTCTAACATATCTTGGTCTTCAGTCATACTATCTAACATATCCATTAGATTGTCTACTTCATTAGTTTCTTCATCTATAGTATCATCAGGAAACTCTAGACCATTTTCTTCTACATAAGCTGCTACCTCTTCAGGACTAGCCCCAGGATTTTCTATCTTATATGTACGCTCTAAAATTTCATCATATAGTTTTTTAATCTTTTTCTTAAACGCATCTAGCTCTAAATTGCTAGAAGAGTCTTCAAATAAACTAAGATGTTTTCTTTTAGTAGCCATATTATCCTGTGTAAGATTGATTCTTTTTCATATGGTTCTTTCTGTGGTTCTCTCTAAGATTCCACTTGTGAGTATCTGCAGCAAAAGAACTGTAGTTACTACCATATTGAAAATTAGTACAAAAACTTAATTGATAGTAAGCAGGTTCTCCACACTCATAACAAACTTGAGGTTCTTTCCGTTTATCATAAGAAACTACTGTCTCAGTAATGTGGTTATTCTTACATTCAAAATCATAAAAAGGCATAATAACTCCTAATTAATTTAGTGTAACCCCCTCGTTAGAAGGGGCTACTGCTCAATTAACTTATGAGCCCGGTACGACAAACGCAAGTCCTGCGTTATTACGCATCTCACCTACACCATAAATTGTATCTGATGTAAATAAGTCACCAAGCCACTCCTGTTTATATTGAGTCTGGCTACGAACGCCCACTTGTTCCGCAAGAGCTAGAGCGTCTTTGTGCATTAGCACTCCGACTCTATCTGTTGCAGTAGTTGCAGTTGTTGTAGTAGGACAGTTAGATGAGATGTAAACATCAACACCGTAGATTTGTCCAATTTTACCAGTCTTAATTGCATCGCCAGAACCAATGAACTGTTGCTCAGTGAATCTGTTAATGCCTAGCAAGTCATTAGCACAGATAGGTGGAATGACTAATGAACGATTGTCCATTGGTACATCCGCATCGTCAAGTTTTAGAAGCATAGCTCTAATACCTGCGTCTGTAATGTCTGCTGCGTTAGAAGAGTTACCAGTGTAGTTAGTTGTACCTGAACCAATGTACGCTTTTTCCCAAGCTGCTGCAGCAGAACCACCTACTGTACCACCCTGCAAACCTTCAGTAAGGTTTAGGATGTCGGTGTCCACTTGCTTAGCGAGAGCATAGCCCGCATCGTCCGTGTAGAACTTTCTGAGAGAGCTCAATGCTTGAACCTCTGTGATATCTTCAATTAATACAGAGTATTCATAGTGCTTATCAATCGAAAGATTGGTAGTACCGTGAGTGTCGCCCTGAATTTTAACTGCTGTGTTTGCTGCTTTAGCTGTCGCTGAACCACGAGTCGGCGTTGGAATGTGAATTGTGTCACCTTTCTTACCTTTATGATTTAAGCGAGTAACTAAATTAGCGACCACCAAGTTCGATTTATATGCTGCAATTGTTTCATCTGACCAGATTTCTGGGATGAAATTTGCACCAGTAGTAACCGTTTGATGGTTAGTGCCGATTGCACCTGTTGCCATAATGTACTCCTGTTATAGTATTATCAAATTATTTGACTCTTCCTTCAGCGTAGGCAGCGTATATTTCATCAGCTAAGTCTGCATATCTATTAGGGTCTGTTGCTTTCAGACGGATTAGGTCTGCCCTTCGATATGTTTTCTTACCTGCTAAAGATTCAGTTGAACTTCTCGATTCAGTCTTACTAGCTTTTAGTGCTTTCTTTCTTGTAGCTGCTTGTTCTTGTTTAACCTCTGCAGTTTTATCAATCATTGAACGCTCTTTCCAGTGCGTCAACAACTCATCTGCTGCATCATAGTTATACTTGTCCGCTTCTTCAAATAAGTTCACTCTAAATTTACTAGCCTTAACCCAATCTTGAAAACCTGTATCTTGTACGATGTCTACATAGTCTGGATGAGACTGTTCCAATTGTGCCTTACTAGTATCTTGTTGTTGCCTAGCTTGGAATTCTTGGAACTCCTGAAACCTCGGATGTTTTTCTATTAAAGAATTGACCGCTTTACTGGGGTCTTCAAAGAAATCTTCTTCTGTTTCGTTGTTTGAGTTTTCTGTCGCTTGACTTGTCTGCGGTTCGTTTCTAGATATTTCAGCTTTAAGGAAACTGTCTGATAAGTTTCTTAACTCTCCAATCTCTTGGCTTTTACGACCAAGCTCTTGTTCTAAGTTCTGATAACTCTTAACTATATCCTCTACACTTTTACCAGAGAATTTATCCGGGACTTCAAAAGCAGGTTCTTGTGTTTCTGCTTCCCCAGCCTCTAGGGTTTCTTCAGGTTCTACTGTGTCTTCTACTTCTACATCTGCTGATTCTTCTGCAGGGTCTACTACTATATTGCTCATATCATTGTCTCCGCCCCTTTGGGGTTATGAAGTTGTAAAAAGATGACGCTAGTTGTCTAGTTCTGTCATCGCTGCTTTTGTTGCGTCTTCTAAAACAATCATCTGTCTTAGAATTGACAACTGACCTCTGGCAAACCACAGGTCTTTTTCGTTATCAATAGAATCTAATCTTTTGACTGATTCGGACATCATTTTTAATTCTTCAATTAAGTCTGCCCAGCCTTCAGTTTCTAAAAGCTCTATTCTATCTCTATAAAATTCTTCGTTATCTTTTGGCATTAAGATTTTTTATGCGTATTACAAAAATTTCTAGCTGCTGCTTCGGAGCTAAAGCCCCATTTCTTTAATGCTAGTGCTTTACGGGTAGGTTTACCTTTAGCATCTATCATAGGACCAGCCATACCTGCAAACCTACAAGCAAAAGATACACGCCTACTATCAGTTCCGCTTCCTTGTGGTGCTTTTAAGTTACCACCAGTCTCTCTATTATAAGAAGCTCTACCTTTAGCATTTAATCCGCCTTTAGGATTCTTACCCTCTTTGCGTTGCCACGCTGCTGTCTTAGCCATATACTATCCTTGTAACTTTTCTGTTGCTGATGCTATATTTAATAATGTTTCAGACTTAAGATGTTCTATCTCTGGAATATTTCTCATAGTTTCACTATTAGTATTCTCTGTATCTGCTCTCATCTTATCTATAGCAGCTAAATCTTTCTGTAGTTTAATAAACTTCTCTTGAATCTTAAGTTCATCAGGTTGTGCTGAGCCTGCGTGAGCTGCGTTTAGCATAGCTTTAGTCTGTTCTTCTTGAGCTTCTGCTACAGTTTTCTGTACATCAGCTTGTAACTGTTGTAATTGCAGTTCTTTAGCCATCTGTTCCATCTGTTCATTTTGTGGATTAGGCTGCATACCTTGCATAAGAGCTTGTACAATTTGGTCTCTGTTGTGCATACTAGAGTTCTGGAATACAGACACTAATATAATATTAAACGCAGGAGAGTCTTTAGGTATAGCTTGTAATAAACTTACCATTTGCTGTGCTTCTAACTCTTTAGCCATAATTCCCATAGTAGAATAAGGTACAAACTTATAATCTACAATTGGATATCTATCTACATCAAACTGTATTTTTCTCCACAAACATTTGTTAATCATAGGGATTAAGAATGTGTTTTGAAAGTTCATTAATGTACGCTTCTGTCTTTTAATTGCAGAAGATTGTTGCATAGACATACCAGCAGATGTAGCTCTTTCGGCACTAGCTTGAGTATCGGCAGAGCCTGTACCCATCTGTATCATATTCTGCAGTGACTGTACTTGTGTATAAGTATTTTGGTCGGTGCTACCTAATGTTAATGGCATTATTGCTGCTCTTGGGTCGCCATTAGTAAGAATAGTCTTACCCGGTCTGACCTCTAGTCTGACTCCACGCGGTAGTCTTGTCGCGTCTGCAGCCATCATTGGTGTAGTGGTCAGAGCTAACGAGTCAATACGAGCTCTCATTTCAGCGTCTAATGCTTTTTGCGGGTTATACCCCTTCTCACAAACCCCCCTACCCCAGAACTTGTTTGGGACGATGTCGTGTTGATAACTAATAAACGGTCTGTCTTCCATCATAAATGGATTGCGTTCTGCTCTTAGTATGTATGAATCATTAGCCATAGTAACTACAGCCTCTACTAATTCATCGTCATTATACTCAAAATCATCCATAGATTCATTCTCATCTAGGAATCTCGCAGGAACTTTACCCCAGTATTCTGTAATTTTAATCTGGTCTGACGCATCTGGTCGAGACTCTTCAGGGTCAAAACCCTTTAATCTGTCTACATTATAGTCACCTTCAATAGGTATATCTCTATATGTACCATTCTCGATACCTTCTATAATACTATGTCTAGGTTTAATTACTTCGTGTGCGACACCTAATGCTTCTTGTATATTAACCGCAGAAGGGTCAATAAGAAATTCTTTAGGGCTGATAGCCTCTACTTTAACATCTACTACAGTGTCTTCTTGTAATATTCTTTCTGTAGTCATTGTTCCTTCAATGGGAACTTCTACTGGATATTTCCAAGTGCTTTCTTCTACAGATATTTTTCCAATGCCTGTACCATAAACAGCACCATTTAAGAATACTTCACATAAAGAATCTTTACAACCTGTAGATTCTAGGTCTTCCTGCAGTAAATTTCTAACATACTCAGCGTCTGAAGGGTCTTGGTCTAGCATATCATCTTTGATATCAAACCATTTACCTCTGCCAAATGTAGCCTCCTCGATTTCAGCAACCGATGATTCTACTGCTTGTTGTAATGCAGGAGATATTAATCTAGACTTTTCAGTCTGCCTAGTCTTGTCACTAGCTTTCCAGATGCCACGCCATAGACGATAATATTCATCCCAATTATCTAAATAGTTAGAGTCTCTGTGATTTCTCCACTCTTCTAAACGAGTGTCAAGCCAGCCTGCTAATCCTTGATATTTATTTTCGTCCATTAGTATCCTGCAACATCATCATACGGTTCCCACTCCTCTTCTATTTCAATTGTGTGCATAAAATCTGCTACACTAACTTGGTCTATATAGGCAAGAGAGTCGATAATATCATCGTGTGTTCCCTTGCTAGGAAATTCTATTAACTGTGTCTCTAGCTCTGCATTCCAATTAGTATTACGGTTAAATGTAATCTTACCGTGTTCTAATCTACCTTGAAGAGCCCAAGTAATTCTGTCTGCTTTCTTCTTACCACCGTGGGTTACATCTGTTATGACTACCCATCTACCTTGTGTTCTCATCTCATCTTGTAGATAAGGTAAGATAG